CTCAGGTGGTGGTTCTAGTGAGGACGATGATGGCCCTTGGCAAAAAGCTGCTATATGGGAGATCTGGGACAAGGTTAAGAAGAAGGTTATCTGGCTTTCAGTAGGGTATGATAAGATTTTAGAGTCAAAAGACGATTTTCTTAAGATTAATCAGTTTTACCCATGCCCCCCGTTCCTTTTGGCTAACCAAACGACTACACTATACACCCCACTCAGTGATTTTTCGCTTTCTCAAGACTTGTACAACGAAATAGACACTATACAGACCAGAATCAGTATAATAACAGAGGCGGTTAAGGTTGTCGGTGTTTATAACCAACAAGCGGCTGATTTAACTCGTGTTTTTAAGGAAGGCACTGATAATGACCTAATTCCAGTTGATAACTGGGCTTTATTCTCCGAAAGTGGTGGTGTTAGAGGGCAAATTGACTGGGTTCCGATGAAAGAGATCGTAGATACCCTATCTAGACTTAGAGAATTAAGAGACGACACCATTGCCCTTTTACAACAAGTAACTGGAATGAGCGATATTATGCGTGGTCAGTTGGAAAACCAGTATGAAGGTGTTGGTCAGTCTCAAGAGAAAACTAAGTTCGGCAGCATTAGAGTTCAGTGCTTACAGGATGAGTTCGCCACCTTTGCTAGTAGCTTAATGCAGATAAAGGCAAATATCATAGGTGTTCACTGTGACCCCGAAACTATTGCTAGGTTAGCTAACACTGAATCTTTTATGGAGGCAGACAAGCCACTTATCCCACAGGCTATAGCATTAATAAAAGAACCATCCAAGGCTAGGTTACACATTAACATAAGGCCAGAAACTTTAGCTATGGTAGATTACGCACAGCTAAAGTCCGAGAGGGTAGAGTATTTAAGTGCTATAGGGAATTTCATGCAAGCCACAGCACCTATACTAGAGCAAGAACCTACCACAGCACCATTTATGTTACAGCTACTCCAGTGGGGTCTTTCTGGCTTTAAGGGAACTAATCAAATTGAGGGTGTCCTAGATAAAGCAATACAGACGGCACAAGAAGCTGCTAAGAACCCAGAAAATGATAAGCCAGATCCAGATAAGGTTAAGGCACAAAATGCTTCTGATCTAGAAGAAATGAAGCACCAAAATAGGATGGCAGAGATACAAGCCAAGGCACAGGCTGATGCTATGACTATGAAGGCAGATATGATGGCTGACATAGAGAAGATAAAGGCAGATATGATGGCTGACATAGAATCTATTAACGCCAAGGCACAGGCTGACTCCGTATCAATGAGGGCTGACTTAGATGCTGACCTAGAAACTATTGAGGCTAAGTTACGGGCTGACCTAGAGCTAGAGGCTATGAGTAGTCAAATAAATGCTGAGCAACAAACCAGTGCGGTCAATAACGAGATACAAAAAGACTATATTGCTTCTGAAAGGCAAATAGAAGTAGACAGGAGAAAAGATAGTGAGTAAAGGTAGTAAAAGACGACCTGGAAGTAACTATGATGACAACTACCCCTTTCAGGACGACATAGTCCAAAGGGGTAGTTGGGTGTTTGATTCGGCGGTTGGTAAGTTAGTAAAGAAAGAAGACTACACACCACCCGACGACAGCAGGGTATACATCCACGGGGACATAGAGTCTTTTGTATCCCCAATAACTAAGGAACTTATATCTGACCGTAGGCAACTTCGTGAGCACAACCGTGAACATGGCGTTACCAACTCAGCGGATTACTCTGAGGATTTCTTAAAGAAAAGAAGTCTTGCGCGTAATAATGAGATGACAGGCAACAACCCTAGAGCTCAAGCCGAAAGGCGAGAGATGTTAAACCAAGCCCTAAGAAAACAAGGAATATAAAATGAGTGAAGAACCCACCGAAGAAATCGTAGAAGAAGCTATAGAGCAAGACGACTTACGTTCATCATTAGAAGATGCCTACGTCGAGGAAGATGCAGAAGACTCCACTACTGAGGAGGAAGCTACCCCGTCCGTTGCTGAGGAAGCTACCCCTTCCGCCACTGAGGAAACTACCCCAGAAGGTCTTGGAGATGGCAAGGGCGAATCAATCCCTGCCGACATAAACGCACCACTTGGGTTTAGCCCAGAATCACGTGAGTCGTGGAAGGATGTACCATCCACGGTAAAACAGGAGATACAACGTAGGGAACGTGAGATAACGGAAGCTATGTCTAACACTGCGGATGCGCGTAGGACGCACAGCGGCGTTAATGAGCTTGCCAATAGGTATGCCACCATATTAGCTGCTGAGGGCGCAGAGTCCCCAATGGCTGCCATCGAGGGGCTGTTTCGTACAGTTAGCGAGTTGCGTGTAGGTAGCCCACAACAGGTAGCTACTAAGATGGCTACTCTTATTGGTCACTATGGGGTTGACATTGGTATGCTGGACTCTGCTTTATCAGGCCAGTCAGTGCAGCCAACAGAACAATCTAATATGCAGCAAATGTTAGACCAAAAACTAGCCCCATTCCAAGCTATGTTAGATAACCAACAAAACTCAGCTAGGGCGCAAGAACACGCTACCCAGCAAGCGGTAGGTCAAGAACTAGAGACCTTTGCCCAAGGTGCTGAATTTTTAAATGATGTACGGCACGACATGGCTGACCTTATAGACCTAGCCAGTAAGCGTGGGTTAAAGATGAGCTTTGAAGACGCCTATGCTAAAGCCTGTGCTCTAGACCCTAGAGTTAGTGAAGTTATGAGAAGTCGTGAGTCTGCCCAAGCCTTACAAAACTCTGGTCAAAAACTAGCTTCAAAAAGGAATGTATCTAGTAGTATCCGTAGTGGTGGTGTTGCTAACTCAGCAGCCTCAGCACCACAAGACTTGCGTGGTGAATTGGCTGCCCTATGGGATTCTGCCTCAGAATAAGTTGCACTATCCTAGTTTTTGTGGTAAGTTGCCCACAAGAACTAGGAGTACCTCAGCCTCGGTAGCAGGTCACAAAAATCCTAATTCGTTAAAGTCCCAGCCAACGGTAGCAGACTAAACTGGAAATACTTACTTTAACTTATTATTGAGGATTACTCATGGCTTTCCCAAATATCTCTGATATTCTTACAACTACTATTGAAAATCGTAGTAAGAAAATCGCCGACAACGTCACCAACAACAACGCACTCTTAAAACGCCTTGAATCTAAGGGTAAGATGCGTCCGTTTTCTGGTGGTAACAAAATTATGCAAGAACTCTCATTCGCTGAGAACTCTAACGCTGGCTGGTACACAGGATATGATATCCTACCTACTGGTGTTAGTGATGTTATCAGTGCTGCTGAGTTTAGCATCAAGCAAGCGGCTGTACCTGTTGTAATCTCCGGACTGGAGCAACTACAGAATGCAGGTCGTGAGCAAATGATCGACCTAATGGAAGCCCGTATGTCTGTTGCAGAATCTACTCTATCTAACTTGATAGTTGGTGGTTTGTACAGCGACGGTACTGGTCATGGCGGCAAGGAAATTGACGGCTTAGACGCTGCCATCCCCCTTGACCCAACTAGCGGAACTTATGGTGGAATTAACTCTGCCAACTACACTTTCTGGCGTAACAGCTTTAAGGACTCTGCTAATACCACTACGTTACAGGCAGACTGGAACACATTGTGGTCTGACTTAGTTCGTGGGCAAGACCGACCTGACCTTATCCTTACGGATGGCCTTGGTTGGAATGCTTACATTGCTTCTCTTCAAGCTCAACAACGATTCTCTAACACTAACAGTGCAGACGCAGGTTTTGTCACCGTTAAGTTTATGGACTCTGATGTAGTGCTAGACGGTGGTATCTACAATGGTTCTGTTACTGCTGGCGTTCCTGCTGGCGTGGCTTACTTTTTGAACACTAACTATATCCATTACCGTCCACATAGTGCGCGTAACATGGTTCCTCTATCCCCTAACCGACGCTACGCGACCAACCAAGACGCGGAAGTACAAATCATCGGCTGGGCTGGAAATATGACCTGTAGTGGTCGTATGTTCCAAGGCCGTTGGGATAGCAACTAGTAATCTTGGTGGGTTACTGGGGGAGCTTCGGCTCCCCTGTTTTCACTTAAATTTTAATTATTATTTTTTAATCATTCGGAGTATATGATATGAGTACATACCAACAAATAAGTATGATTGGTGGTCAAGCAATTGACGCTAATTCTACAGAACAATCTCACTCTCTAGGTCTATGTGTAAAAGCTGTAGACGTTGCCTCTACCGACTATGGTGTAGGTGAGTTTATTTATGCTAAAGGACTGGCGGCTACTGTTGTCGGTTCAGTTGTTAGATATAGCGAAGATGACTATGTAACTAAGTTAGCAGTTGCTAATGATGCTGGTTCTATCGCTGTAGCTATGTCAGCATGTGTTGCTAGTGAGTTTGGCTGGTATCAAATCAAAGGTAAGGGCGTAGCTCTTGTCAAAACTGGTTTTGCAGACAATGCAGCGTGTTACCTTACATCTACCGCTGGTAGTGTTGATGATGCTGTTGTAGCTGGTGACCGAGTCCATCGTATGATCGGTGGAAGTGCCATTGGCACTCCTGCAGCAGGTCAAGCAGAAGTAGAAATTAATTATCCTTCAACGGATAATATAGCAGACTAGTCTGAACCCTGATGGGGGGCTTCGGCCCCTCGTTTTTATAAACCCACCAAGAATAGAGGAACACCATGCAAGCATTAGATGTTGATTATCATGATTTTGACAGTGGTCACCAATCCGAAGCTGACAAAACCTTACTAGTAAAGTTCTACCATAAGTCGGTACAAGACTTTGAAGAGACTTCAGTAGAAGGTCGTCCAATCTTTAAAGAAAAAGAGTATATAAACATCCGTATCCCTGGACAGCAGGATGAAGTTTCCCGCCCAGCAAAGTACGATGACAAACAGCGTTTTCCAAGGCACTACTCAGCATTCCAACAAAGAATGGAGATGCCTATAGAGGGTACTCCACTAACTGAGTGGCCCGCTATAACTAGAAGTCTTGCTGACCAGTTGGCCTTTCAGGGCATTAAGACTGTTGAGCAGATGTCTAACCTTAACGATAATAACATGGGTTCTTTGCATGGGATGCAAACCCTAAAGCAGAAGGCCAAAGATTGGCTTGACTCTACAAAAGATGATGGTGTCCTAAGTAGGTTGCGTGATGAACTTTCTTCTCGTGATGCGTTAATTGAGACACAACAGGGGCAGATAGCCATTATGCTTTCTCGTATAGAGGCACTAGAAGAACCACCTAAGTCAAGTAAAAAGGTAAAGTAACCTATGACCATAACTTCAAAGGCCACTGCTGGCGACATAATTAACAGAGTTGCCTCAGAAGTTGGGTTGGCTGCATTTTCAGACCCGTATGCATCTACAGAAGATCATTTTGTACAAATGACGTATCTTCTTCAAACTTGTGGCGAAGAGCTATGTTTGTCTTATCCTTGGGAATTCCTTAATGAATCCCACGCCATAACTACAAGCTCTAGTGATTCAGGCGACTATGCCCTACCCACTGACTTTCAGTATATGATACCCCAAACTGGGTGGGAACACGCTAACAATGTCCCACTCGGTGGGCCACTAACACCACAGGACTGGACGTACCTTGTTGGTAGGGATTTGGCTAGTACCACTATATACGCGTCTTTTCGGTTACGAGAAGGTAAATTTAGTGTATTTCCACAACCACCACCAGACTCCCTAAACATTAACTTTGAGTACCAGCGTAGAACTTGGGTTCTGTCCTCTTCGTCAGGCACTGATGTAGCAGACCTAGTGGTTAGTAGTGACCAACCATACTTTGACAGAACACTTATATCTCGTATGTTAAAGGTTAAGTTTCTAGAGTCCAAAGGATTTGATACTACAAAGGCCCAAGATGACTTTAACCAAATATATGGATTTATCACAGGTAAAGATAAGTCTGGTGATATTATAAGTCTTGGTGGTAATCGTAGATCTATCCCCTACCTAAGTCCATATAGAAATGTATCTGACACAGGGTTTGGATAATGATAGGGACAGGTGC